TAAAACTCTTGCTGACCCATCCAAAACACCATATCCTCAACAGCTATGGCTGCAAGAGGGCCAGCTATTGTAATATTTTCTGAGATTGTATTAATACCAAAAGTAAAGGGTGGTCCTAAGAACTGCATGGCATGAAGAGACTCGTCCGTATACACAAGGATCTGTTGCCTTGTTTCTATGGCTGTAATAATCTCAGACCCAGACCCTATACGCAGTTCTCCTGCGGTGTTCGTAGCCAGACTTTGCCAATCCGTTAAGCTCTCTTGAGAACCAAATCGAATAAGAAGTGGATCTTGTGTTCCTATAGACAATTCCCCATCACAACCAAACGCTATAATGTGTCTGTCTTTATCCGAGACAAGAACCTTCTTGGCAATTGTGGGTGCAAGGTTTGAACTTGCTAAAGAAGATAGAGCCACGGCTCTTGTTGATGTACCGTTTGTTCTATCCCAATAAAATATACCTGCGTCCCTTGCGTTAAGAATGAGATCTTCACCAAAGTTATCGTGGCTCCATATTCGTAAGGTTGCACCGTCAACAGATAGATTTGAAGCAGAGTTCCAAGTGCCACGACCATACGCTCCTGCGTTCCAACCGTTTCCTGTAAGAGAAGTATCCAATCCAACAGTAGCTTGATAGGCGGCATCCGCACCTGAACCCCCATTACCTGTGTCACTGGAGTTTGCTACAACTGGCGTTGGATTTAAACCAGATGTTGTGGTAATACTTCCTATAGACGTATCTGCTACTCTTGCTACAAAGGTGAACGTATCGGCAGTAGGTACAAGAACAACTTGATATTCTTGGTTTAAAACTCCTGCGGTAATTACACCGCCAAGAGTGGCTGCCCCTGATATAGTTACAAAATCTCCAATGCTTGCTCCATGAGCATCATCCGTAGCTGTAATAGTAGAAGATCCATTTGTAGCTGCAAAGACAATGCCGTTTGTGGTTGTAGCTCGAATAGGAGTTATATCGTTATAGGCTCCACCTTCATTAATGTAGTATTTTAGATGTGTACCCACACCAAGAAACTGTGTTCCATCAAGTGCAACCCAAGGATGCAAAGATCGACAAGACCCTAAAAACGCATTAGCTGCATACTTAGTCCAACCACCTATTTTTTCTGGAAACCCAAAACGAAAACGAGCTTTGTCTACATCAAACCAACCGCCCTCATTAGAATAAGACGTTGTTTCTCTGTTAATACCCGGTCGAAATTGTAACTTTGTTAACGGCATTTCAACCCCTTTAAAAACGTAACTTAATTAGCCTACAAACGTAGTTCCTGCTGATATAGCAGCTTTAATTTTAGTCATGTCTTCACTGCCCCAATCATCTCTAGCCATCATGTCTACAAGGTATCCCATTGAGCGTGACACTCTGGCTTTCTTTTCGTCATGTGTCATGTCATGTGCAAAGTCTTCATCTGTTGCGTCACTGCCTTTGTTATGTGTCGCTATAACGGATGTAATCGTATCTGCACCATCTAAACACGCTGCGTGGTTCTGTGCTTTGAGTTCGTCTGTTCTTGCTTCTTCAGCCATTGATTCTCTCCTTTTTAAATTAACCGTCTTCTAATGTTTTTATTCTTGCTGTTAGTTCTTGTATTGCTTTAACTAAGATGGGTACAAACTTGCTGTACTGAATACCATATTGTTTACCATCTTCTGTAAGAGTAGTCGTTAGATTGTTTTTTTCTGCAATCTTATACCCTGCTGCTTTTTCTAATGCCTCTACTTCTTGAGCCTTAAAGCCTATATCTAACCAATCTTCTTTATGTGTTCCATCGTGTGTAACTTTATCTAAGTCTACCTCAGGGTCTTGTTTATTTACATATAAGCTACGTTTATCCCATTTATAAGTTACAGGGTTAAGTGCATTAACAAAGTCTAAACCTACATCTAAAGCTGTAAAGTCAGTTTTATCTCTTTCATCTGAAGCAACTGTCCAATCTACTTGTATATGAGCAGCACTTATGTTTTCATCCCCTATAAATACTGCATTACTTCCTGTAGTTTGATTACCCCCTGGACTACCAGTAACTCCTGCTTGTTGTCCAAGACCTATATTATTTCCACCACTCGTAACATTTAATAAAGTATCCTTTCCAACAGCCGTTGTATTTTGACCAGTAGCTTTTTGTGCTGCGTTCATTCCAACAGCCGTTGCGGAATCTCCTGTGTTAGCCGAAAGAGCTAAATAACCTACGGCTGTACAATGATTAGCATCGTTACAACCATCACCTGCTAAACCACCGACAAAGGTGTTCTGTACGCCTGTTGTGACTGCTGCTCCTGCTTGAAAACCCACTGCTACATTATATGCGTCTGATGCTGCATTTTGTGAAAATAGAGCTTGAGCACCTACAGCAACATTTAATCCACTACCATCTTCATTCTTTAATGCTTGTTCGCCTATAGCAACATTGCTTGATCCTGTAGTAATTGCAACACCTGCAGTGCTGCCAACAAGGGTATTACTTACCCCTGTACTAACTGCTGCACCTGCATAAGCTCCTACAGCAGTATTATGACAAACTGTAGCAGTCGTAAAGTTTTGTGCTTGCAAAGCACCTGCACCTAAAGCTGTGCTGTTACTACCTAAAGTATCTGCACCTAAAGCACTTTGACCTACTGCTGTATTACTATCTGCATCTGTTAGTGCATCGCCTGATAAACCTCCAATTAGAGTATTAGACTGCCCTGTTGTGACGGATAAACCTGCATTATAACCTACAGCCACATTATAGTTATCTACATCAGCATTTTGTGCATTTAAAGCACTATAGCCAAGTGCTACATTTTTACGACCTGTATCTTCTGTACTTAAAGCAGCATGACCCATGACTACATTTGAATGACCTGTGGTCAAAGCATCACCTGCTAATGCACCCACAAGGCTGTTAATTGTACCTGTTGTGATGTCATTACCTGCATTATAACCCACTGCCACGTTGAAAGCATTTGTAGCAGTAGTAAAGTTTTGAGCAGTTAGTGCTCCTACACCAACTGCTGTAGACTTACTTCCTAGAGTATCTGTTGTTAAAGCAGCAACACCAACCGCCACATTAGATGCTCCTGTAGTATTTGAACCTAAAGCAGTGCTACCTACAGCCGTGTTATCACCACCTGTTGTATTAGCATCAAGTGAGAATGCCCCTATAGCTGTATTACTATTTGCTGTTGTATTAGCACCTAAAGCTTCATAACCAAGTGCAACATTAGCTGCTCCTGTAGTTATTGCATCACCTGCAAGTCCACCAATGAGGGTGTTTCTATCACCTGTTGTGATTAGATTACCTGCTAGACTACCTATTGCTGTATTGTAAGTATTTGTAGCTGTTGTGAAGTTTTGTGCCTCTAATGCTCCAAGACCTATTGCTACAGACTGACTACCTAGCGTGTCACCAACTAATGCTCTATAGCCAATGGCTACATTTTTATCTGCATCAGTAAGTGCGTTACCTGCTAAACCACCCATTAGCGTGTTCTCTACACCTGTGGTTACATTTCCACCTGCAAAACCACCAACTGCTACATTGTAAGAATCTGTTGTAGTTGTAAAGTTTTGAGACTGTAAAACTCCAATTCCTATAGCAGTATTTAAATCACCTTTTGTATCTGCACCTAAAGCATTTTGTCCAACTACTACATTAGAATTACCTACAGTAAGGGCATTACCAGAATTGCTGCCTACTAAAGTGTTAAGTGTGCCTGTCGTCATAGCAAAACCAGAAGCATGACCTACAGCGGTGTTATGTGTGTCTGCATTTGTAGAAGGGTTTAGGTTAAACAATGCAACATCACCTATAGCTACATTTCTATCTCCAACAGTATTTGCAGCTAATGCTTGGCTACCTACAGCCGTATTATTATTTCCAGTTGTATTATCTTCTCCTGCTAGGTTTCCTACAAAAGTAACTCCTGTAGTATTTGTTGTAGCTGCTCCTGCTTTATACCCTAAAAAAGTAAGTCCAGAGCCTGATGTAACTGCTGTACCTGCTTGATAGCCAACGGCAGTATTAGCTGAATTACCATCTCTATTTGCAGTCGTCAAAGCTTCATACCCTATGGCAACGTTTTGACTTCCTGTATCTTCGGCTGCTAAAGCCTCAAAGCCTATTGCTACATTCTCATCTCCAGTAGTCAAAGCAGTACCTGCCTCATCGCCCACGACAGTGTTATAATTACCGCCACTCGCTATAGAGTTACCTGCGTTGACACCAAACCTTACATTAGATGTTCCTGCTGTTGGGGTTGATAGAGAACCGTCAGAAGCTATAGCAAATTTTACTGTTGCTGCTTCTGAAGCTCCTGTCATAAATTCTAAACTGGTGGCATTGCTTGAAGAGCTAAAGTCACCTTCTGATTTAGCTTGAATAGCTGCAGCTACTAAAATAGCATCTGTGCCTGTTCCTTCATTCGGAGCTTGAAAGTTTATTTTTCCTAGAACGTCATTTGCAGCAATGTCAGCTTCCGCTGTCTGTAAAAACAACTGTGCGGTACTATCGTCACCAGTGGCAGCATTCTTTATGTAAAGTGTTGTGCCAACTTCTAATCCAACCAAAGAATCAACAAGTGCAGCACCAGAACCTGCACCGTCAGCATAAATCATCTTGGTAACACCTGCAGCAAGAATAACATTCGCACCACTGCCTTGCGTCAAAGTAATAACTTGGCTTGTTGCGTTTTCTATAATCCAGAGCTTTTTAACTGTGTTTGGTCCGACTGTAATTGTACAAGCTTGATTCCCACCAGTTAGTTTTACATAAAGACTAATCGCCTCATTATCTGTCTCTGTTCCGTCTGGAATAGTTAAGGTATCTGTTGAAGCACTCGCCACTGTTTTAGATTGAAATCCTAAAGCATCAGCGATTAAAGTTAGGTTTGTATTAGTGACTGTGCCCCAAGTACCACTGGCATCTCCAGTAGCCATTTCTGCTAGGCGTAAATTATTTATATAGGAGCTTGCCATATTAATCGATCCTTACTATTGCGTTACTTGCTGTGGCAGCAGGGAAGACTATGGTAAATGTACCACCTGCCACTGAAAAATCTCCTCCAAAATCTAAAATTGCTATTGCACCTCTAGCATTTGATGAGGCATCACCCAAGGTTTTATTATAAATTAAAGCACCTCGTGCTGTAAATGTTGCGGAAGTAAACGATGGATCTGCTGCATCAAAAACGCCACTTGTGCTATTTTCTGTTACAGCTTTACTCGCCAGAGCAACTCCTCCAGTTGTGTAACCATTCCCATTGGCAACTTCATTGGATGTTATGTATCCATCTGTTGCAGCACTCAGCGTTGCTGAACTCGTATATAGTGCGATATGAATTGTATCTGAGTCTAAGTGATGATCCCCTAAGAGAAGATCTTTTTTAAACAATGTACTCATTGCTTGTGTTATAGCCATAGTTAAATACCTCCGTTATATTCTGCTGTGTAAACTCTCTGCATCTCTTGTACAAATAATTGCACCGCTTCGTCAAATTGTGTTTTGTACAAACTCAGTGTTTCCGCTGCTTTGGTAAAAGCAGAAGCTTCGTAAAGAGATGCTGCCAATAAAACAGCAGGAGCATTCGTATCAACCCAACTGTTCGCATTGCTTGAACTTAACCCTGTTTCTGGAGCCACAAACTCAACCTCAAAAGCAAGTGTGGCACTTGGTGTTGGAGCCAAAGTTATTGTGGTTCCTGAAGTTGTGGCTGTATCCGTGCTATACATTCGTGGCGTTCCTGTCGTTGTCGAGTTAGACCAATAATCCCTCAAATAAGAATCAACTCTGTGATCTAAGAATGTAACAACATCACTTGATGTTATAGCGACCTGCCTTATCATCCTTGCTGTTGGTATAACATACGATGCCGTTCCGACAACAAGATTACCAGTATTGCTACCTCGAAAGCAAGGTAAATTTGGTAACCTTTGGAAAACCATAGCTTCAGCCTGAGCAATAATTTCATCAATAGACGCAGTCAATTCTGTTGAATCATCCTCTAAAAAATTTTGTATATTCGCTTTTAAAGTTGTGTAACTCATTTAATTACCCCAAGTTCCTGAACCCCAAGTTCCAAATCCCCAAACAGGAATGTCAATAGTTACATCACCTACTGCTCCAGTTCCTGCAGCCCCAGATTCAAAAACAGTAATTTGTATAACTTCATCATTCTCTTCACCGTGATTACCTACTCGACCAGTTCCTGCGACCCCTGCCTCAGCAATTGAAAGCTCAAGTGCCTCTGTTCCTACTGCTCCAGTTCCTGCGACCCCTGCCTCAGCAATTGAAAGCTCAAGTGCCTCTGTTCCTACTGCACCTGTACCTGCAACCCCTGCTTCAGCAATTGAAAGCTCTACTACTTCTGTTCCTACTGCTCCAGTTCCACCAGTACCTGAACTTGAAATATTTGACTCTATTTTTCCTACTGCTGTACCAACACCGCCAGTCCCTGCGACCCCTGTTTCTATTATTAACAGAGATATATCGTCAGAATTAATTTCCCCAACACCACCTAAACCTGCAACTCCCACCGATTTTCTTTCTAAAGACGGAACAAACGGATCGAATGTATGAGCGAGATAAATAACAACATCTTCTCTATCTTGCCCAGTTGATCTAGGTTTAAACAACTGCTCTGCGTCTATGATATTTCTAGCAGGGGTGAGCTGTGGGTGTTTTGGCTCCCACTCGTCAGGGGCAACACGCAAGCCATCCCAAGTGGTCTTTAATTGAGTGTAACGTACTCTCTGACCCCCTCTGTCGCTTATCGCATATGATTTTTTGCCTTTTGCGTATCGTGCCATTATGTCAAGTTCAATGCTGTTGGTTGTATCCGTAAACTCACGCCATCATTATCAGAAGATGCTGCGAAATTAAAAGATCTTTCATACAATTCATTTAACAGTTGAAATCTATCTGGAGCGTACTTAATCGCAAGTTTTGCTGCTAACCCTGCCGATATACAATCACTCCAACGATACGGCACATCTGTATCTTGATTAGCTGCAGTAATGTCATCAAGTTGATTTACCGCCCAGTAAACCATGCTGTATGTGCTTGCATTAGGAACATTCCAAAAGTAAACAACTGGAGTGTATTGCTTATCAAGCATATACTGGCTTGGTTTTCCTGCCGTAGTCTTATTGGGGATTTGATTGTATTCAGCAATTGTCACTCTGTTTATCGTTTGGTCTGTAGTTCCCTCTCTTATAACAGCATCAATAATATCTATTGTCCCTGCAGGGAGAGCATAAGAAGAAGTGCCATTAACAAGTGTTAATGTGTTTTGAGTAACTGCCCAGTAATTTATACCTCTGTTTGCAAACTCAGAAAATAACATGTTTAAACTGCGTCTGGCAGAAACAGCCTGACCACCAGTGCGTGTCTGAGCATCTATACCACAACGCTCAAAAGCCTCTGCTGTTATCTCCTCTACATCTGGTCTAAATGCTACTGTTCCTGATAGTGCCATTTAAATTCCTAAGCAAAAAATACATTCATCAAAACCACTGTAGCCACTGTATATTTAACAGCCAACCCACTTTTAAACAACAGACCTTCGTCTGGAATAGTGTTATCTACAGTTGAGTTATCTGTGCCAATTGTCTGTGCTTTAAATATAATAGTTCCGCTGTCTGGTGTTCCATTAAAAAAATCAACTAAACCTGCTGTCCCTGCCGAAACAATAGAATAACCTTTTAATCTGGTTCTACCGCCTCCTGCCACTGCACTCGCACATAGTGAGCCAGAGCCTACTGTAATGTTTGCAGCGTATTGGGCAGAGCATTCCACAGCACTCACTGTTAAGAATAATTTAGCACCTGCAACAGCCTCAGCAGAACCTGTTGATGTTATAACTTCAGTTATTGCATTACCAAAAACATCAGTACCAGTTATTGTACAAGTCTTCTCATTGTCACCAGTCCCAGTAGTTGTAACAGTGACATTTCGAGCACCGCCACCTAAGAATGAAGTTGTCGCCATTGTTGCTGATGTGTTCGGTCTAGCTGCTGTAACTAGCCTATCAGGATCTGCTGCGTTCTCGTCAGCTATAAACTTGACTTGTACGTCTGTTTGTACACCCATATTAATCTCCTATAATAAAGGTGGGACAAAAGCCCCACCATATTAATTACGCAATTTGAACGTACTCAATGATAAACGTAAACGAACCTGCTGTTGTCGCATCAACTGTATTAGTAATGTTGCAGAAAATAGTTCTTTCGGCACTCGCATACTGAACAGAAGCAGGGGCTGTGGTTCCACTCTGTGTCTGTGCAACAAGAGCCGTCGTGGTTACGTTACCAAGAACAACTGTCGTACCACCATCTAAGATCTCATCTGTTACAGCAGCAACAATCTGTGCTCCAGAAGACGATGTCCCAACTTCATATCCAATATCCCCAGTCCCAATAACAGGAGCTGTGGCACAGAATATTTTTATGTCAGTGATAATTGTGTTCGCAGGTTGAGTGAACTCACCAATTGTTGGGCTGTCACCTGCAGTGCTGTTAACAGTAACACCTGTAGCAAAGCCAACGTGCTTAACATATTTATTCGTTACTATGCCTGTTGAAGCAATGGATGCAACATCAGTGTATGCACCAGTTGTAGCATTTTTAGATACTACCTTAAAACCGTTTTCGGAGCGTACTGCTCCTGTAAATGTAGTTGTACCCATGATAATCTCCTGTCTGGGATAAGTCAGCTTTCGCTGTCAGGTTGATAGTAAAAGGGGAGCCGAAGCTCCCCTCAGTTATTAAGCAGCACCTTCCGTACCGAAGATACCTCTCCAATCCGTTACGCCAAAGGAATACCGTTCTCGAACTTTGTACCGAACATTCCCAGTCTCGAAGTCCCCTTCCATGCCCTTTTTCATTGGGCTTCTTTGGAACATCTTTAGCCCATCAGGAACATCCGTCTGAACAAAGAAAGCATCCGCATCAGAAAGTCTTCGCATGATATGGTAGCCTTTAGGTAGATAACCACCTGACTTAATGGCATTTATATCATTGTCTGCTGTTCCAGTTCTTAACTGAGATTCCAATAATCTTTCAGCCACAAAAGTGTAAGCCGTTGGAATAATCAATTGAGTACCTTGTGCAGCAATCCGTAGCCCACGGTCATCTTTCATATCCGCAATCTGGATAAGGATCGATTCAAGTGAAGTTTCAGATAAATCTGCAGCAGTTGCCAAGACGTTAGACTGGTTTCCGTTAGTCGTTGGGTGAGATGCACTTAAAAGTACAACCCCGTCACCACCATTAAAACCAGAAGTTTGTGCGTTATTTAAAACATTTGCAGCTTTGATTTCCTTAGTGGAAGCCATTGAGCGTGCAAGTGCCTTTGTATAACGTGATGCGATTGAACCATACTGGCCATCCTCTTCAGCTTCCTCAGTAATTGAGAATGCCAAAGCAACTGTCTCATGCTGATAGCGTGCAGTCCACTGCTCACTACTAGAGTCATAAGAAACAGAAGCACCTTCATCTTTTGTTGGTGCAGAACCAAAACCTTGCAACAAGACATCTTCTTCAAAAGCTTTACTTGAGCTGTTTGTAGAAAACACTTGTGCGTATTCTGGTGGATAGCTGTCATATTCAAGACCGAAAAGAGTATTCAGTCCTGGCTCAAGCATTTTCGCAAATTGTGCTCTATTCATAGCCATTTTTCATACCCTCCTATATACCTGCTACGTTTGTACCAAGTAGGTGTTCATTAATTGTCACCTCCATGATAGCATTCGCACCAAAAGCATTGTCTGGGGCTTCATATAAGCTAATGATCTTACAAGTAGCAATACCTGCAGCCATTGTTCCGCTTATTTCAAAACCCGATTGACCAGTCACGGTTGAACCTGCACCTGCAACAACATCAGCACAATTGCCAACATTGGTTTGGGCAGGTGAACCTGCGGACTGAACTTTAAACACAGTATATGGATCATCATATACATATGCAATTATGTCTGTAGCAGTTGTCCCACTGGGCCAATACTGACTATAAACATATGAACCATCTGCAGCGGTATAAGAAACCCCTGCAAAGACACCAATGTTATTGGTTTCTGTTGCAGTGTGCGGAGTAAG